TAGCCATAATGTTTCCTATCCGAATTGATCTGACCATTGCTCTGCAAAAGCATCGTCAAGATTGATTGAGTATCTACTGTCCATCTGTGACTTAGTAGCCCACCTGTTGGTAAGGTACGGAGTGACATTGGTATTCTTTTGAATCATTTCACGGGCACGGATGACCGCAAACCACATAGCCATGACGCAGTCCGTAGGACCTTTAGTGTCTGGCTTCCATGTAATAAGCTGTTGTACTAGAGCCTTGATGCCCTCTGATCCATCCGACGAAGGAAGTTCCAAAAGGTTGTTATCTTGATGGACCCCATCCCTAAGCGATCCGAACAATGCTGACATACTAGCAACACCGAATCCTGTGTCCCATTTGTTCTTGCCTGTGAAATGAGAGTTGAATCTAACGCCTCGCCCTGCGAGCCAGTTCCGTAGATCTTCGTCGAGCTCAAAGGCTTTCTGGAATGCGTTGATTTCAATACGTACCTCTTGAGGCTTGTAACGTTCAGTGTAAGCTTCAATAGCAGCACGGATCTTTTGGTAATTACCTTCTGCCATATTGAGGCAATCGAGAACATAAATTTTTCCATCCGCTTTGTTGTAGGTTAATGCGACTAGCGCAGTCTTACCAGCAATAGCTGGGTCCATACCTACGACGGTGTAACCGTCTACGGCTTTAGGGTGTCCCATTAGTCCGGGCTTTAGAGGTCCGACTCTTCGTAGCCCGTTAACTGATCCCTGAACCAAACTTGGGGGGAAGACTGAATCTTCTTGGATGTCTTCCTGTTGATAGACAAGAGCCCACGTACTAGGAGTAACTTCTGCACGGCGCTTAAATAGCGCTGCTCCGTCCCACTTGGGGTAGTATCCTTTTTCGTTCGGTGGAACATCATCGTCTCCATCCCATGGGGAGTCTGACTCTTTCCAGAGTGTAACCCAATCTTCTTTTTTCTCAGCGAATTCGAGGACCGCTGGCATACCCATGTAAGTAAAAGGGCTTTTGCCCCCTGACCAATGCTTGGGATTGCGAAGTTCTTTATATAGGTCATTCGCCGCAATTCGTGTCCCTACTACTAGCAGTTTGCCGTTCTTACCCAGACGAGTGATAACTTCTTTCTGAAGCCAGTTGATCTGCTTCTCCCACTCATGGGCATTGGCTGTAGTAATACAGTCGTCGAGGATGATCAGATCCGCACGTGCTCCATAAATCTGACCACCCATGCCGAGCGCTTGGATCGTTGGATCTTTTTCGCTAGAGTTACGCGCATCGCCCCCAAGGTACACCGTGTCAGTTCGCCAAGTATCTGCGTCTTGTTTCCAGCCACCCTCAGGTCCGTATGCGTTTTGCATCTTGAGCCATCTAGGGTGTGACAAGCGTTGCTTGATTGCGTACACGAATTCACGTGCTTTGACTAAGGTCTTCGAAACTACGATGATTCGAATGTTGGGATCAAGGGCGATACGGTAGGTCGAGTAGTTCACCGTAATAACGGTGGACTTAGCATGCTCAGGAGGAACGTTCACTAACAGACGGTGACGTTCAGCTGGCTCGTAGATCATAGAGGGGTGTAACCAAGAAGGCTCCCTAGCCTCTAGCAAATCTACCCAGTCCTGATGATGGGGGAAAACTTCCTGCCCTAAAAATATTTTTGAGAATTCTGAGAACTGTAGTTCAGACTTGTCCTTACCGATACTCGCCAACGAAGTTGACTCGCCTCGCTCCTTCGCTTCAGCTAAAGCTTCAGCAAAGTCGGAGTCACGCAGTATCCACTGACGTAAGGTATCTGGCTTTTTATTGACAGCAGTCATGGCTTGGTGCGTAGTAGCACCTTGCTCCACTAGGGAGATGACCTTTGATTTAGCTTCGGCTAGGGCTTTGACCTTGAAGTGGTCTTGCCCCGTACCAAATCCTTTACCTGCCATGTCGCCCCTTTTAGGTAGACTATCCCCATCTACACAGTCTGTACAGTTACTGTTCTGTAACGGTATGAGCAGGCTATATAAAAGACTGCGAATACCAGTAGCAGTATTTACTGCTCTATATAGTATTAACCCGTTCAAACAGGTGAAACGAACGTTTCACTGGGAAATATATTTTCCCTTACTACTGTGTTTGATCTGTAAATACGGACAAACTAGGACATAGTTCCACAAGGTGTCACTATGACCACGGAAAATTGTAGGTAGAGTTTCGATATAAAGTCAGTGGCTGGTTTAATAACCACCGGGTCAGCCTGTCGGCTGACTGTTCTGACTGTATAGCAGAGTGTCTCTGTGATGCCACAGTCCTCGCAGGCTCGTCCTGCGCCCTGTAACAGAAACATATTCCTCTGCTCAGCCAGAACAACAACGGTTTTTCGGCTGACTGTCAGCGCCAGCAGGGCTGGCGTCTGTCACAGTCTCCGACAACCCTTGTCCTGTTCCAACCGTCCTCGGTTGACACGGCGCCACTTCGTGGCTTCTGTCATCCTCGTCTTAGCGGGGGCAACGCTTGACAGCCGCCGTCACTGGACGTTACTTGCTCGCTGTACTCTGTCGCCAGTTGCCCTTGCCAACGGTTGCTGAGGCTACCTCCGTGAAGCCGTGTGACAATCTCCTCACGTCGCCCCAGTCGGGGTAGAACGACCCTGACAGCACGGGCAGAACCCGTCAAGGGGTCGTCGCAAGCTCCTCGCCCTCTAGCCTCGCTGCGCTCGGTGACTGAACCTGCCCGAGCAGTCAAAGCGTGGGTCTAACCCCGACTAGATCGGGACAACTAAGGAGAGAAACATGTCACACAAGATCAGCTTCACAAGCACGGAGGTAAGCAGCCTCAAGATCGCAACCGCTAAGAGCGGCAAGGAATACGCAACAGGCTTCATCGTAGATCACAGCGAAGACGGCAAGTATACGACGTCCAAGTCGTTCCGGATCTTCGATCTGGCTGTCATCGCAAAGTTGCCTGTCGAACTCAAGGAGTTCGCCGCTAAGCCAGCGGATGAGCAGAAGGCTAGCAAAGCTAGCCGTCCCCGTATCACCCTCGTAGGTTGGCTTCAGAACAAGGCAGACACCAAGGGTGTCTGGTCGGAGTCACTAATTGTGACAGACATCCAGTAGTTCGCAAGCGAACTAGGCTGGCTGCTTCGGCAGTCAGCCTTTTGCTTGTGAACGTTGTCGTTCCCCTGATGGATCAGTCAGGGTTCAACTAAGAATAGGAGTACGAAAATGTCAGAAGAAGTACAGGTTCCAGAACAGTTATCTATCATGAACACCTGCTTCGACTGCCTGAAGGCAGACGAAAGGTGTACTAATTGTCAGGAAGACTTTGATAATTCCCAGACAATTCTAGCCCACACTATTGTAGATGAGGGTAATGAAGTGTATCGTAAGCAATGGCTGCGGGATACGCAGCCTGTGAGTGGACACGATTGGACTGATAGAGATGATGAGTTCATGGTTCCAGTTGTCCACATGGCTGATCGAATCTTCGATGAAGATGAAGATCTAGATGTGCCTGCTCATCAAGTTATATGTCCATGGTGTAAGTTGCAGACTACAGTTGCACCTAACTGTAACATATGTGATAAGGAGATCAACGCATGATAGCGATACGCTCTCAGGAAGTTCTTATAAATAGAGAGCTTCATCAACAAGAGCCAACCTTATACGGGCTGGCTCAGACTGAATATGCATGGTGTACCTGCACTTGTCTATGTGATCATGCGATAGAAGTCTATGCTAAAGATGTTAAGTATACTAAATGGACTTGTATCCGTTGCCTAAATCAACACGACCCAGTCGCGACTGCCCCTGTCCAAGTGACAGTGGGCAGATCGCTCAATGAAAGGAGAGAAAGATGATGTTCTATAATGGATTCAATCTACTCATTGACGTAACACTGGGGCTAACTGTATGGTTCTTTACTTACAGGACAGCATGGTGGGACGGCTATGAGGCTGGTGTTATTGATGAGATAACAGCAGAAGAAAGCTACAATAATAAAGGAGAGAGCAATGAGTAACGTAGTACCTATCAATGACAACGTGCCACGTGAGGTAGTCCTCTATCGTACGTGGCTAGTAGACTACAAGTACATAGTGGTTGACCCGTTCCCTGAAGGATGGAACAACTACAGTACTGCTGATAAAGAACACTGGCTCCGGACAACTGGTGCCCTTGCTGACCACAAATTTCAAGAGCATGTCTCTATTGAAGATGGATCTTGGGATATAGACTGGCGCATGGTAGAAGAATCAAATGTACCTAGTTGATGTAGCTGAACAGATACGTACGTACAAAGTAATCATGTACTTGGATCACTTCCCTGACCCAAGAGATGTCAGATACTTTGATGATCTTGAGACCGCTACCGTATACTATAAGTCTAGGCTTCACGATATAAGCAAAGCAAACTATACAATGTCAGCAGCTTTGGTTCAAGTAAAGACAGGTGAACCTTTGCTACGATATACATGGAGAGTACAACGATAGGAGAACACATGCTTAAGAAAGTACTGACGTATGTATCTGTATCTTACCTAGCATTATGGTCTGTATTCTTTCCGGATACAGCACATGCAGTGGTAGTTAAGATCAAGTGCGAGCAGATGCCTAACAAGTTTTGGCACCCAGCAATAGCCAAGTCGTACGCTCGAGGCATGATGAGTATGAAATATAATTGGGGGCGTTCAGAATGGAAAGCTCTCAACAAATTGTGGACTGTCGAGTCACATTGGAATCACCGTGCCTTTAATACTGAGGCAACATCGGATGGTTCACATGCTGGCGGAATACCACAGATACTGGGGCTAGATCCTAGAACCCCAGCCCCTGTCCAAATTGACAGGGGGCTGGCGTATATTGCTAAGCGATATGGCAAGCCGTCAGTTGCTTGGAGCCATGAAAGAAATCATGGTTGGTACTAACAACTACTAAGTAAGGAGAGAACAATGCCTGATGTAAATACAATTACAGATGTACTTAATCAGTACGTTGAAGAAAGTATTGCACATCCTATACCACCAACGTTGGGTGAATGCCCAAGGTGTGCGTGTCCCATCTATGACATAGGATTAGATTGGGAAAATACTTACAATTATTATTGGACACATAATAATGTACGTGCTAGCACATTTGCACATCAAATGTGGGCACCAATTACACTGACAGACGGTAGTATATTTCACTTCACATGTACATCACACTGTGATAACTGTGATGAACGTAAAACATGGAATGGATTTACAAGCGTAAACAACAATGACATATGTCGTGATTGCTATCTTGTTTGGTCAGATGAAAATCCAGGCAGTGTTGAATGTAATTCATGTGAAACACTTGTACCTAGTGAAGATGATCTTATGTATAGCAGTTGGTTACATGAATCTATCTGTTCACGTTGTGATCAAGAAAGATACTATTCGTGTAGTGACTGCGGTTATGAAGACCATCACTTTAATCTAGAAGATCACTCATGTGAACATGACGTAGAAGACAACAGCAACATTCACAGTTACAGCTACAAACCACGACCTAAGTTTCATGGTGACGCCAAGTATTACTTTGGTGTTGAGCTAGAAGTTGAGTGTCGTGATAGTAATTACTTTGATAACGCTGTTGATCATGTGGCTGATCTTACTAACCATGGTGACCGTGCTTATCTTAAGTCAGATGGCTCGCTATCTTATGGCTTTGAGATAGTTACCCACCCACATTCTCTTAAAGAAATGCAAGAGGAATTTCCATGGGCTGACATACTATCTTATCTCAAGTCTAATAGGTTCAGGTCTTGGAACACTAGTACTTGTGGCTTACATGTACATGTATCACGCTCAGCATTTAGTGGTGGTAGCATTACATTACGTGAGTCTCATCAAATTAGATTCATGAAACTTGTTTATGATAACGAGCGTCAAGTTACTAGACTTGCTGGTCGTTCATCAAACTACGCTACCTTCAGTGACAAAGGTAAGATCATACCCAAGGTTAAAATGGGCGATCAATCCAATGGTAGGTATAGCGCAATCAACACAGAGAATGATGAGACACTAGAACTTAGAGTGTTCCGTGGTTCACTACGCTACGAACGTGTGCTATCAGCGATTGAGTTTACTCATGCTGCTGTTGAGTACACCCGTGATCTCAAGATGGTAGCAAAGAACAAGCCATTGTCTTGGGCTAGGTTTGTATCCTATGTGTCAGAGCATAGCGATACTTATCCTAATCTGTTCATCATTATGAATGAACTGTTTGATAAAGAAGAACTAACAACCGACAACCAAGGAGAGAACTAATGTGTATGTTATGTGTAGTACCACCCGGAGTTATGCCTGACCGTGATAAGTTAGTTAACTCTGCATTGAATAACCCACATGGGTATGGATTCTCTATCGTTATACCTGAAGAGAAACGTATCTTGCGCGAGCGCACCATGAGTGCTGATGAATCTATCAATCGGTTCTTAGAAATGCGTGGCTACTATATGGATGGCTATGCTATGTGGCATGCTCGTTATGCTACACATGGTTCACGTACTGTAGCTAACTGTCATCCCTTTATACTAGGTGATGACGATCGTACTCATATAGCACACAATGGTATCTTGCCTGTCACTCCACATGATAAAGATGATAGGTCTGATACACGTATCTTTGCTGAAGATATTCTGCCTACTATAGGTGGAGTAGCAGCATTAGATAATGATTACACATGGGAGATGTTAGAAGAATACACCGCTGGTTCTAAGGTGGCTGTACTTACTGTTGACCCACGTGCACAACATGAATGCTATGTACTTAACCAAGACTTAGGTACACAAGATACCTCAGGTGTATGGTGGTCTAATGATTCATGCTACCTAAACTATGGCTATGCTGATCCTCGTAAAGGTAAAGGTCTTAGTTCATGGGTTAGTAAGAATGACATGGACTTCTTTGATGACAAGACTGAGACATATCAATGTCCATCATGTGATCAGTTCATGGATGAAGCAACGTTAGATAGCAATGATGCAACATGCTTCTATTGTGCTTTCTGCTTTGACTGTTCATCTGATTACACTGCGTGTATGTGTAGGTATAGCAGCGTAGGTAAAGACAAGTACGTTGCAGCTACAGGTGTAACCAAGGGTTGGTCTAACCCTACATGGGAGAACGTTAGTTGGGATTACTAATGAGTGAACCTATGTGGATGAGTGAAGGTCGAGCCAACATCTGTGATAGATGTGGCTATGATTGCAATGATGATTGCACTATAGATGATCCCGATACATTACATGATGAGAAGGGAGAGGTATGATATACGTAGTAATTGAAGCAGCATGGACAGAGAAAGTACCCGTTACAGTACACGGACCCTTCGATACTCCAGAACAAGCACGCTTGTATGCTGATGAGAACAACGTGTCAGGTGTGGTTGATCTATTGATCAAGCCATACCCTAACGCATAGGATACACCTATCTGTCATGACTCGGTGTTTTCTTAGTAGTTTTCATCGTGTCATGGTGTATGCTATGACCGCTACGCAAGCAGGGCTGGCTCTCTCCGACCTTGCTTGCTAGCCCTAACAAAGGAGAGAACGTGATTACTATTGGCGACCATGAATTGCCAGAACATATATCTTATTCAAGCTTAACTACATGGCTATCATGTGGTTGGTCTTACTATCTAAACAGAGTAAAGAAGATCCAAGAACTACCAGCGTGGTGGTTCTATGGTGGTAGCGCAGTGCACCGAGCCACTGAAGAATGGGATAGGAAACACTTATGACATTACTAGATGAGTGGAAACATTGGTGGTTAGAAACTGCTAATGAACGCCCTGAATACCAAGGCGATAAAAGTAGCTGGCGAGTAGCTTCACCACGTCGTAACCCAGAGGATGAAGACTGGTGGTTTACTAATGGATATAAATACTTTGAACGTTGGATTGATTGGCGTGATGCTAATCAGCACATGAAGATTGCTACTCTTGATGATGGCTCACCAGCCATTGAGATGGAAGCTTCACCTATAGTCGAGGGTGTACAAGTTAAGATGTTTATTGACCGTGTGTTCTATGATACAGAGAAGGAAGAGTACTGCATTATAGATCTTAAGACAGGCAAGACTACGCCTGACTCAGCACTACAACTAGCGTTCTATTCTTACGGGTTACGTAAAGTCTATGGTCTAGAGGTAACCAAGGGTTACTACTGGATGGCACGTAAGGGTGAACTATCACCATCGTTCGATCTCGCTGACTATACTGACAGCAAGATCGAAGCGCTGGTCACTATGTTCGACAGGGCACGTAAAGATAATATCTTTGTGCCTAATTTCCAACACTGTAAGATGTGTGGTTTAACTGCACATTGCGAGTGGTTCATACAACCAAAGGAGAATGATGAGTAGCACAGAAGCACCCATCAGTATCACAGTCAAGACACCAGCAGGTAGTCTTGTTACTGTACGTGCTGAGACAGGCGCAGGATTAGATACTATTGTATCTGAATCTCTAGCCGCTATTAGTTCTGCAGTGTCAGAACTAGAAGCTAGTGTACGTGGACAACAAGCTCCACTTACTCCAGCCTCAAACCTCATAGCACAAACACTAGGTGGAACAGTCATCCAAGACATCCCACCTTTTAGTCAAGCCCCTATTGGGGGCGGACGTTCATGTCCACATGGAAAGATGACAGCCATTCAAGGTACATCCAAACAAGGTGGTATCTATAAGGGCTACTTCTGTCCATCAGCACAAGGTGATCCAACCAAGTGCAAAACTATCTATGTAGACAAGTCAAGTCCAGATTGGAATACATACGTACCAGATCGGATGAAGTAATGACTACCCTAAGTCCTACTGACCTAGGCGCAATGCTTAGGCAAACTTTAGAGAACGATGATATAGATAAGATCGATACTCTATGGTGGATAGTAGATGAGTTAGAAGGTAAACATGAAGACGCTTCGGCGTAGTATCCACAAGACTGAGGTAGGTGGGGAGCCATTACCTGCTCCCTTCCAAGCCTTTGAACGTGCAGGTATTGTTATCCGCAGAGCTGAGGTAACAGTGATTGCTGGTACTCCGGGTGCAGGTAAGTCTTCACTTGGATTACACATAGCCGCAAGGTTAAAGCAACCAACGCTTTACTTCTCAGCAGATACCAATGCTCACACTATGGCTATGAGATTGTTAGCAATGACAGGTAAGATGACGCAGTCACAGGCAGAGACACTTATGAAAACTAACCCTGATACTGCAGAGTCTATCTTGTCAGAGCAAAGCCATCTTTATTGGTCATTCGAATCTAGCCCAACACTTAAGGATCTAGATGAAGAAGTCTCTGCCTTTGAAACTATGTGGGGTAGAAGTCCAACACTTATTGTGGTGGATAACCTCATGGATGTAGCAATGGATGGAGCTGAAGAGTTCGCAGCAATGCGACAGATCATGAAAGAACTTAAGTACTTAGCTAGAGATACCAACGCTGCAGTACTAGTGCTACACCATACACAAGAAGGAGCACAAGGCTATCCATGCCAACCACGCTCTGCCTTGCAAGGTAAGGTAGCACAGGTACCAGCAATGGTACTAACAGTAGGGCAGATGCCCTTACCTACAGGACTAGACTACTACTTGTGCATAGCACCAGTAAAGAATCGTTACGGCAAGGCAGATCAAACAGGTGGAACTTATGTGACACTATCATTTGATCCTGCTTCAATGTATCTAGAAGATGTAGTTAAAGATTACAATCAAGAGATGATGCCAGTATGA